TGCAAAATCCTTATGAGACAGAGGATGGCCGCAAGCTAAACATCGAGGTTTGCTGCATTGACTCTGGTGGTCACCACACCCAAGAGGTGTATGGCTATGCGCGAGAGCGTGCCGCGATGGGTGTGATTGCAATTAAGGGTATGAACGTCAAAGGCAAGCCACCGCTGGGCAAGGCAAGCAAGGTTGATATCAACTTCAAGGGTCGAGCAATGAAAAATGGCGCTCAATTGTTCCCTGTTGGCGTTGATGGGGTGAAGTCACTGTTGTTTGGGCGACTGAAGCACAATGATCCAGGCCCTGGATATCTACATTTTTATCCAACTGTTGGTCCTGACTACTTTGCGGAGCTAACTGCAGAGCGTCAGGTGCTCAGGTACAGGAATGGCTTCCCAGAGCGTGTTTGGGTCAAGAAAAGCCAAAGTCCGAACGAGGCATTGGACGAAATGGTCTACGCATACGCCGCATTGCACCGGCTTTATCAGAAATATGACCGTCGCAGCATTTGGGAGCAGTTTGAACGGCGTAATGAGCCTAATAAGGCGTCTCAGCTAGGATCAAAGCAACAAAAACGGCCTAAACGCCGTAATTTCGTCTCAAGCTGGTAGTCCTGTGAACATCCCAAGCGAGATTCGAGCTGGTGACACCGTCAAATGGAGAGATGACTCTTCTACGGATGTTTTCGGCAATGAAATCAAAAGTGACGAGTGGACGCTCAAGTACTACCTGAGGACGAATACCGCCTCGGAAGGACATATTTCCACTGGCAGTGTGTTTGGCACTGGCTGGGAATTTACGATTTCAGCCACTGATTCAGCTGGATTTGACGCTGGTAATTGGTATTGGCAAGCCATTGCGACCAAGAGCAGCGAAAAAATTACTCTTGGCTACGGCACGCTGACTGTTGAGGCGGCTCTTGAGTATTCAGGAACGCCTGGCGCTTTTGATGGTCGCACTCAAGCGAGAAAAGACTTAGAGGCTGTACAGACAGCGATTCGCACTCTTATCGCTGGTGGTGCTGTTCAGGAATACAAGATTGGCAACCGCAACTTGAAGCGTTACGACTTGCCTGACTTGATTCAGCTTGAGGGTCGTTTGAAGGCTGAAGTTAACCGTGAAGAGCAGGCTGAAATGATTGCCAACGGCCTTGGCAATCCACGCAACATGTTCGTGAGGTTCAACTGATCATGGGTATTCGTTCGACCGTCATGAACTTCTTGGGCTTTGGCAAGCCTGCCCGAGTTTTCCGTCGTGCCTACAGCGGCGCGATGGTTTCGCGTCTGACTAACGACTGGATGTCGACGCAAGCCAGCGCTGATGCTGAGATTCGAGGCAATCTGCGCAGATTGCGTGATCGTTCCCGCGAGATGGTGCGGAACAATCCGTATGCGCGGCAAGCGAAACGGACGACACAGATCAACGTAATCGGCACCGGCATCAAGCTGCAATCGCAGGTGCTGCAGCTGCGTGGAAGCAAGCGAGACAATCGCATTAATAACGAGATTGAGGCCAAATGGTCCTATTGGACGCGGCCTAACGCTTGCGATTGTTCTGGTCGGTACAGCTTCCACGATTTTGAGTGGCTGGCTGCTGGCGCGATGTGTGAGTCTGGCGAGGCGCTATTCAGGATTGTTCGGCGTCAATTTGGCGAGTCAAAGGTGCCCTTGGCCCTGCAGATGATCGAGAGCGATCTTCTAGACGAGTCATACAACGGTGCGACGGGTAAGAAGGGCAACGAATGGCGTAACGGTGTTGAGGTTGATGAGTGGGGCCGCCCTGTGCGGTACGCGATTCTTACCCGTCATCCTGGAGATACATTTTTCCAAGGCAATCCTGTCCCTGACAGGAAGCATGTTTTTCTGCCTGCAGATGACGTAATTCATCTGTTTATGCCTGAAAGGCCAGGTCAAAACAGGGGTGTGCCGTGGTTTCATAGCGTGATGGCTGATGCACATCAGCTGCAGGGCTATGAAGAAGCAGCTGTAATTCGTGCCCGTGCTGGTGCAAGCATCATGGGCTTCATCACCAACAATGAAGGCGAACTCATCGCTGATGATGTTGAAAATAGTCAGCGCATAAGTGAATTTGAGCCTGGAACATTTAAGTACCTTTCGCCTGGCGAATCCGTCTCAGTTCCTGATATCGACTCGCCAGATCAGCAGTTTGAGATGTTTGTCAAAAACAAGGTCAGACGCTTTGCGTCAGGCTTTGGCTGCTCATATGAGACCTTGTCTCGCGACTTCAGCGACACCAACTACAGCAGCTCAAGGCTGTCACTGCTTGAAGATCGTGAGCATTGGCGCGTCGTTCAGAAGTATTTGATCGACAACCTGCATATGCGGGTCTTCCGCGAATGGTTGAACCTTGCAGTTCTTAGCGGCTACTGCGATTTTCCTGATTTTGAGCTGCGCCCTGAGCGTTATTTGTCACCTCGTTGGATGCCGCGTGGCTGGAGCTGGGTTGACCCCCTCAAAGAAGTCAAGGCTTATCGCGAGGCTGAACAGGCTGGCTACATGACGAAGCAGCAGGTCATTGCCTACTCAGGCGGTGACTTTGATGACAACGTCGCCGAGCTTGCTCGTGAGCAGCAAATCGCTGCTGACGCTGGAATCAAGCTAGACAAGGATCTTGATTTGACTGACGAGACTATGCAGCTCTCGTTGCTTGAATCAGAAGAGCCACAGCCCACCCGCAAGCGGACAAATGGCAAACGTAAACGGAGTTGAGATCGACCTTATGCCCAACGAGGGCATGAGGGCTGAAGCTCAGCGTTATCGCGACTGGAAAGCCGATGGCGAGGCTGGTGGCACTGATGTTGCTCGCACTAGAGCCAGTCAGATTTTGAGTGGCAATGAACTTAGTGCGGATACGGTTGTGACCATGTCTGCTTGGTTCGCAAGGCACGAGGTGGATAAACAGGGCAAGGGATTTAGCCCTGGGGAAGAGGGTTATCCCAGCAATGGAAGAGTCGCTTGGGCTGCTTGGGGCGGTGATGCTGGCAAGTCTTGGTCAGACGCTCGATCCAAGCGGATCAAGAAAGCACGGGAAGGTAGACAACTTATTAGCAATAATGAGGAAGAACTCTTGACTTCTATGGAGCAGGAACAAGAAAGGGCAGCACCTGATGCCCTGAAGACGGGAGACTTCGTCTCTTGGAATTCATCAGGTGGTCGCGCTGAGGGTCGCATTGACCGGATTGAGCGTGACGGAACCATCGATGTTCCTGACTCTTCATTCACGATCACTGGCACCGAGGATGATCCTGCGGCGCTAATCACTCTTTATCGCGATAGAGAGGCAACTGATCGGAAGGTTGGGCACAAGTTCAGCACGCTGACCAAGATTGCTCCGATTCGGGCTGAAGAGCCTGAGCAGAAGCGTTCTGTGGTTGGTGAGCGCATGCAGCGCACTGAAGCGACTGAAATCCGCACTATTGACGAGCGGACTTTTGAGTTTCCTTTCAGCTCCGAGTATCCGGTTTCGCGGTATTTCGGCACTGAGGTGCTGAGCCATGACACCAAGGCTCCTAACTTCATGCGCCTGAATGATGGCGCTCCGTTCCTCTTCAACCACAATCCAGACAAAGTTCTGGGTGTTGTTGAGCGGGCCTACTTGGATGAAGACAAAAAGCGTGCTTACGCAAAAATCCGCTTTTCGCGCTCTGAATTCGCCAAACAGTATCTAGATGACGTTAAAGACGGCATCTTGCGCGGTATTTCGTTTGGCTACTCAATCGATGAGGTTGAGCAACGCGAAGAGGGTGTGCTTGCTACTAGCTGGACGCCTCACGAATTGAGCCTTGTTTCGATTCCGGCTGACCCCACAATTGGAATCGGACGTTCACTTCTTTCGGAAGAGCCTGCTATGCCTGAATCTTCACAACCTGAAGACACTACTATTACAAACGAAGCTCCTGTTGAAAAACAGGAAACTCGTTCAGCGGTCACGACCGCATCTACACCCGCTCCTGCGATGGAAGAACAAACTCCCAACCTGGAGGTGATCCGGTCGGAGGCCAAGAAGGCTGAAAAAGACCGCGTTGCCGCCATCAACGCCCTCGGTGCTCAGCACCGCATGGCAGATCTGGCACAAGAACTTATCGATGGAGACAACTCCGTTGATGAGGCTCGTGCTGCATTCCTCGAAAAACTCGGAACCCGTCAAGTGGAACAACCCATCCGTTCTGCCGATGTCACTTCCAACGATGTCGGCCTTTCTCAGAAAGAAGTCAAGCGCTTCAGCTTTGTCCGCGCTCTGAACTATCTGGCCAATCCTGGCGATCAATCTGCTCGTCGTGAAGCCGAGTTTGAGATTGAAGTTGGCCAAGCTGCTTCTAAGCAGTACGAGCGTTCCTCTAACGGCATCGTGGTGCCCAACGAGGTGCTGCGTCGTGACTTGAACGTTGGTACTGCCACCGCTGGCGGCAACCTCGTCGACGATGTTCTGCTGTCTGGCAGCTTCATCGATCTGCTCCGCAACCGTCTTGCACTGGCTGACGCCGGCATGACCACCCTGACGGGCATCAACGGCAACATCTCAATTCCGAAGCAAGGATCTAGTGCCACGGCGTACTGGGTAGGCGAGGGGTCTTCTCCTACCGAGTCCCAGCAGACCATCGAGCAGATCAACCTGAGCCCCAAGACCTGTGGCGCTTTTGTTGACTACTCCCGCAAGCTGCTGCTCCAGTCCAGCATCGACGTGGAGCAAATGGTCCGTGATGACCTGGCTCGCGTGCTGGCTCTCGAGCTGGATCGTGTTGGCCTGAACGGCTCTGGTTCTTCCAACCAGCCTCTGGGCATCATCAACACCACTGGCATTGGCACCGAAACCATCACCACCTTCGGAACCTTCGCTGAATACATTGCGATGGAAACCGACGTGGCAGTGGCCAACGCTGACGCTGGCAGCCTGCGTTACATCATCAACGCATCTGCTCGTGGCGCTCTGAAGAGCACCGAGAAGGCCAGCAACACTGGCATGTTCGTCTACGAGAACGACGAAATCAACGGTTACCCCGTGACTGTGACCAACCAGCTTGAGAACAACGACGCTCTGTTCGGTGACTTCTCACAGCTGATCATGGCCATGTGGTCTGGTCTGGATCTGACCGTCGATCCTTATGCAGGTGCAACTGCTGGCACCGTCCGCATCATTGCTCTGCAAGATGTTGACTTCGCTGTCAAGCAGCCTGGCGCATTCTGCTACGGCACCTGATCTGGGTGATCTGTCACATCGTTTCTGACTCATGAAGATTGAAATTCTGAGGCCAGTAATGATTTCCGGTGAGCCCGCAGCAGCGGGCTCCATTTTGGAAGTCGATGACAGTGCTGCCGTGACTCTTTTGGGCCTTGGCAAAGCTGTCGAGCACAAGGCGGAGGCTGAAGCGCCTGCTGCCGAGGAAAAGGCTCCTGAGCCCGCTCCTAAAAAGACCACCACTCGTAGGAGAACTAAGGAATCATGAGCATTGGCAACACTCGACGGACTTATACGGTCCTGTCCTTCGCTCCGAATGACGTTGTTGCAGCTGACAGCAACGAAGCAAGCGTTGACCTTCAAGACTATGAAGGTGACATCACCCTGATCCTCGACGCTGAGGCTGGCGGCTCTGGTGTGACCTATGCAGTCAAGGTGCAGGATTCTGCTGATGACAGCACTTTTGCTGATGTCACTGACGCTGCTTTCACCACTACCACCGCAAACACTGCTCTCGTTGAGAGCCTTGTGGTGAACACTGATGAGATCCGCCGCTATGCGCGTGTCGTCATCGACGTGACTGGTAGTAGCCCTTCTGGCGCTGTCAGCGTTGTCGGCCTTGGCCGCAAGAAGTACGACTGATCTTTGATCTGCTGCCCCCGCAATGCGGGGGCTTTTTCATATGGCACTTTCTTTCACTGAAGATCTCGACGCTTTTTTTGACACGCCGGGCTTTACGGTGCCAGTTGTTTTTGGCTCAGTCACAGGAGTGGGATATTTCGAGTCTCCCAACGAGATCATTGCTGACGGAGTCGTGCTGACGACTGACTACGCAGTAGTGGTCAAGACCTCTGATTTTTCAACGGTCAAGAACGGAAGCGCGATGACTGTTGATGGGACTGCTTATACGGTGCGAGAGCCGATGCTGTTGGATGACGGCAAGATAATGCGTGTGATGTTGATGAAGGACTAAGACGTGACTACTAAGCGCGAAAACATTCTGGCTGCAATCAGAACTGCTCTGACAAGCACCACTGGTGTTGGCACAAGGATTTTCCGAACTCGTGTTGACCCAATCGCCAGGGCAGAGTCACCGGCAATCATCATTCAGCCGATTCGTGACGTCTGCGTTCAGACCACCAGCTTGCCCAAGCTGGATTGGACGATGACTGTCCGGATCACTGTGATTGAAAGGGCAGATATTCCTGATCAAGCTGCGGATGACACGATTGAGTCACTGCATAGCAAAATCATGGCTGACCTAACGCTTGGCGGTTATGCGCATGATGTTGTGCCTGTTCGGACTGAGTTTGAGTTTATCGAGGCAGACAAACCATCAGGCTTGATTAGCTGCGAATACGAGATTCGTTACCGCACAGATGTTGACGATTTAACGCAATAAGCAGTCAGAGCTACGCTAAACCTAACCACCCTCTCCACTTACCATGTTGGATGAACACAGTGGTCATGGCGGGAGTTACCTCCTTGATCCTGAAACAGGCGTACGCACTCTGATTCAGCGGACGCTTCCACCACAACCATCAAAGGAAAGTTCCGATGGCACTGCTACTACGCAAACGCCTGATCGCGATCGAGACGGAGTCAACGTACGGGACGGATCCAACCGTGTCAGGGGCCGACGCCGTTCTAGTGAGGGATCTAAGCATCACTCCTCAGAGCAGTGATGTTGTCAGCCGCGACCTAATTCGTCCCTATTACGGCGCCTCTCAGCAGCTGCTGGCAAACACTCGCGTTGAATGCACTTTCAGTGTTGAGCTTGCAGGCTCTGGCACTGCAGGTACTGCACCTGCATATGGCAAGGCTCTCAAGGCGTGTGGTTTGGCTGAGACTGTCGTCGATTCAACTTCAGTCACCTACGACCCAGTCAGCTCCAGCTTCTCCTCAGTCACCATCCACTACAACATCGATGGTGTCCGTCATAAGGTCACTGGCTGCAGGGGGAATGTAGCGATCAACGCTGCCGTTGGAGAAATTCCAACCTTGGAGTTCAGCTTCACTGGCATTTACAACGCTCCTGACGACACGGCACTCCTGACTCCGACTTATGCGAATCAGGACGATCCTTTGATCTTCAAGAATGGCAACACCAGCAGCTTCCAGTTGCTGTCTTACGCCGGTGCTCTGCAGAGTTTCTCGTTTGATCTGGGTAACTCCCTTACCTATCGCGAGCTAGTTGGTGGCTCAAAAGAGGTGCTCATCACCGATCGCGCGGCTAACGGTTCTGTCTCCATCGAGGCAGTGACGATGGCAACGAAGGACTACTTCGCTGCTGCTGTTGATGACGATGTTGCTTTGGGCAACCTGCAGTTCACTCATGGCAGCACTGCTGGCAACATTGTTCAGTTCACCTCAAGCAAGGTGGACATTGGCGACGTTGCTTACGGCGATTCTGATGGCATCGCAATGCTGGAGATTCCTTACACCTGCGTGCCGGACTCTGCTGCCAACACTGAGTTTGATCTGATCTTCACTTAAGCTGGTAAAGAGCTGCGTCGAGAGGGAGCCTTTGCGGGCTCCCTTTTTTTGTGTATGCTGAGCCAGCTTATTTGATTTATCTGATGGCTTTTGTTCGTAAGAAGGTAAAAACCTTCAAGTGGCCTGTTGAAGTGCAGGAACCTAGCGACACCAAGCCCGGCAAGTTTGAGAAATCTGAGTTCACGGCAATCTTCAAGCGAGTGAAGATGTCTGAGCTTGAAGGTGTGACTGAATCAGAAGGTGCGTCTCTGCTGAAGAAAGTTCTTGTCGGCTGGGAGGGCATCAAGGATGAGGACGGTGATGAGATCAAGTTCTCCGAAGCCGAGCTTGATGATTTTGCAGATGACGTGGATTGGTTGAAAGCGGTGCTTGCTGCTTACACCAAGACCTACGGCGAGGCGCAAGCGGGAAACTAAGAGAGGCTGCGGTCTATTGGGCTTCTGGCGGCAAGATCATTGATGACAAAACTCAGGATGACGCTGCCGCCTTTGGCATAGAACTGCCAGCACCAAAGAAAGTAGAGTCAGAGGACTTTGAGGTCTGGGATGAGAACTGGGACATCGTCACGATGTTCCTGCGCATGCAGACACAATGGACCGTCAGCATGGCTGGCTATGTGGGTTTGCGATATGACGTACTGCTGGTTTCCGGGGGGCTTTTTGACCTTTATGATGTGGAGAACCGTCGCGAAGTGCTAGAGGGCCTCCAAGTCATGGAATCCGCAGCACTACGCGAATTCAGCAAGAAGGCAGATGGCTAAGACTGTTGGCGACCTTCTAATCAAGCTGGGCGTTGACGGGATTGAGGGCGTAAACGTTCTCAAAAGTTCCCTGACCGCTCTTGGCAAAGCAGCTGGGCCGACTGATAAAAATATACGCAAGATAAGGACTGAGATTCTTGAGTTTGCGAATGCTGGGCAAAAAAGCACACAGGCAATTCGCGGAGTAATTGAATCTTTCAAGGGCTTGCAAGCCCAGGCGAGCATTAACAGTGGAATTTACAAGCAGTTATCTGCTGATATCGAAGGACTTGAAGACACCTTACAGTCGCTAATACCTGATGCCAACAAGGCCGCTACGGCCATGGAAAGGCTCAGCTCCATAGGCTTTCCTAGCAGGGTTCCGGACGCCTTTGAGAAAAACATGAAGGTGAGGAGGCAGCAACTCCAGGGCCTTCGAGTTGATTCAGAAGACTACCTAAATACTCTTGTAGGCATTAGAAATTTTGAGGCGCAGCAAGCGGCACGGGTTGCTCGCCAAGAAGTCTCTGCAGCAGCAAGGGTAGCAAGAACTGGAATGCCCACCAGCATTGTTCAAGCAGATCAGCCCACCACTATCGCAGCGTTGCGTTTGAGGATTGGAGAAGTTCAAAATGAAATCGAAAATCTTGATTTCACGACTCAAGATTACGCAGAGGCGAACAAAGAACTTATTGCTCTGCAAAAATCTTTGAGCCAAGCTCTAAATGGAACTTCTTCCTCATTTGACAGTCTTGGCGAGGCGCAGACAAGAGCTGCTCGTCGCGCTGAAAAACTTGCTGGCATTCAGGCCGCGCAAGCAGGAGCGCCAGGCACTAGAGATCCGCGCACTGGCGCAATGATTGCAGGCGGCTCGGCAGTCGCCTCTTTGGTTCAACAGCCTGTCCGTCAAGTCAGTGGCCTCTATCAGAGCATTGGCGACATTGGCATGGCTGGAATCAGCGCTGACATTGATCGCATGGGCAAGAGTTATCAAGAGGTAACTCGTGATATCAAGGCAGCAACTGCTGCGTCTAATGGCAGTATTAATAGCTTGCAATCGCAGAGAAGTGCATTTGCGCAACTTCGAGCTGGCCTTGATCCCACCAGTCAAGACTTCCGTGAACTTGGCAAAGAGATTGAAAAAGTAGATCGTCGACTTGAAAAGCTAAATAAGCGTCGTCGGCGTCCAACGATTGGTGGTATTGCGCAAGGGCTAGGCGGCATTGCCGCTGGTGGTGTATTTGGTGGTCCTGAGGGCGCATTGGGTGCTGCAGTTGGTGGCGCCGTAGGTGGTGTCGCTGGTGTTGCTGCAGGCGCAGCACTTGGCGCTCAGGTCAAGATGATGCGAGAGGCGCTTGGCGCGACATCTGATTACGCGGCTCAACTGCAAAAGCTTGAAATCGCTCTTGAGGGCGTTGCTGGTCCTGAATATACCAATGCGTTAAAAGCAGCAAATCAAGTCACCAAAGATTTCAACGTACCTATTGATGTATCAACAAGAGGAATTACACGTCTTTCCGCAGCTGTTATTGGTGCTGGCGGCAATGTAGCTGATGCAGAGGTTGTATTCAGAAATATCACTTCTGCAATCAAGGCAACAGGCGGTGGAGCACAAGACGTTGATTCTGCAATAACAGCCATGGTTCAGACCTTCTCTAAAGGCAAGGTCAGCGCTGAGGAACTTTCTGGTCAGCTAGGTGAAAGATTGCCTGGCGCTGTTACTAAGTTCGCAGAGGCGAACAAAATGACATTGCCTGAGCTTCAGAAGTCATTGAAGGCTGGCACTGTTGGACTTGATGAGTTGATGAAATTTATCATCAGCCTCGGCCCAGAGTATGAAGAAACGGCGCGTGCGATTGCTGACAGCAGTGCAGATGCTGGTGCGCGAGCTACGGTTGCTTTTCAGGAAGTGCGTCGTGAAGTTGGCGAGGCTTTGCAGCCGATTGGTGCTCAGCTTCAGCAAGCTTTTGGCAAGTTTGTCCTCGACATTCTTCCTGCAATTAAGGCTGGCGCAGTTGCTGCGGCGAATGGATTGAACGCACTTTTAGATGCATCCTCGTTCTTAATCGCGAACTTCAAAGAGCTTTTGATTGTTGCGGGTGCCGCTGGTATTGCATTGGCTTTGCAGAACCTTATAGGGATTGCAACAGCACTTGGCACTGCGTTTGGCAAGGCCACTGTTGCAATGAAAGGCTTTACCGCTGCATCGTTGCTCAATCCTTGGGTTGCCTTAGCAGCAGGTATCACTGCCGCAACAGTTGCCTTGGTGAAGCACAGCAAGAAGAACGCAGAGTTTAATAAGTCAGTGATAGCCGGAGAGACGACAAACGAGGAAGCCAACGACAGGCTTCGCGAGATGAATGACAAGGTTCAAGAGCTGGAAGATCGGCTTGCGAAAGAAACTAATAATCGAATGATTCAAGCCCTGACCAGGCAGCTGAAAACCGCAAAGATTGCTGCAGGTGATTTAGAGCTAGCAATGAAATTGGCCAGTAGTTACGAGGTTGCAGGTATTAAGTATGACCGCATGACGGGTCGTCCGATTAATGCGCCAACTTCATACACACCAACTGATTATGCAGATCCTGATGCAGACGGCGGCAGCGGCAGTGAGAGCACTCCAATGAGTAAGGCGGAGTTGGCCATTCGCCGCCAAATTCGTGACGCAATTGCGCAGGAAAATGAGCTGCTTACAGCTCAGCTGCAGCGGGATCTTGACATCCTTATCGCAAAACAAGAGACAGAGGATATCAACAAGAGAAACAATGACATTGAGCAGGCCAAAGCAGACTTCAAGCTGGCTGAAAAGAAAATCAATGATGATATAAACAAACAGCTTGAGGAGCAGGGCAAATTGCTCCAACAGGCTGGGAGAGAGCTGGCAGATGCCCGTTATGCAGTGACGCTGATGAGTCAAGAAGAGCGTCAGCGGATTGAAATCAACCGTCAGCTTGCTGACTTTGCTGAGAAGTATGCAGAAGCGATGAGCAGCGAGGAGCTTGCCAACGCACTCCGTGAGCTTCGCGCCAATCTTGAGAAAGCAAATTCAGCAGCCTTTAAGTTCCAGCAGGGTCTCCGTGAGGTCTTTGACGAGGCGATGAATGTCGCTGAGGCTGTTGGCGAGGTTGGAGTTAATGCAGTCAGAGATCTTGGCGATGCATTCGCTGACTTTGTTACCACTGGCAAGGCCAACTTCCGTGATTTTGCCAACTCTGTCATCAGTGATCTGGCTCGTATCTTTGCGAAGAAGGCACTGTTCCAAGGCTTGAGCTTGATTCCAGGTGTTGGCAGCTTCCTTGGGCTAGGTGGTGGTGGTGGTGGTGGAACTACAGAAGGCTCTTTCGCTGGTGTCCCTAATTCGATCCTTGATGACGTTCTGAAGAATGCGAATGGCAACGTCATCGCGAGAAACAAGATTGTCCCTTATGCCATGGGCGGCATCGTCAATAAGCCCACACTGTTCCCGATGGCGAATGGTGCTGGGCTAATGGGCGAGGCAGGGCCTGAAGCGATCATGCCGCTGCGTAGGGGTGCAAACGGCAAGCTTGGGGTTGAGGCTTCTGGCGGAGCAATGGGCAACATCACCGTTAATGTTGACGCTGCTGGATCTTCTGTTGAGGGCGATGCAAGTCAAGCCAACCAACTGGGCAAAGCGATTGGGGTTGCAGTACAACAGGAACTGATCAAGCAGAAGCGTCCTGGAGGCTTACTCGCAAGCTAATGGCAGCATTCCCTTCTATTGATCCGTCTTACGGAGCGCAAAAACGCAGCCAACCAAAGATCCGAAAGGTTCAATTCGGGGATGGCTACGAAAAACGCTTGAGTTTTGGCATTAACCAGGATCCCAAAGAATGGTCTCTCGAGTTCCGCAATCTGACAGAGGCTGACGCAGACACGATTGAAACTTTTTTGGAGGCTCGTGCTGCCGATGCTGCAGCTTTTGATTGGTCGCCCCCAGATGACACCAACACATACAAATGGGTGTGCTCTTCTTGGACCAAGACGCTGCCATACTCAAACTTGGCAACGATTCAAACTACGTTCACGCAAGTCTTTGAACCGTAATGGCAGTCGCAAGCTGGGTTGCTAACAACACGTTCTCCGTTGGCGATATCCGTAGCGCCACCACTGACGAAGGAACTGGATTGTTTTTCCGGTGTACGACTGCTGGTACTACGGGCAGTACTGAACCTGGCTGGCCGAATCTCATTGGAGACACAGTCACAGACGGCACTTGCGTTTGGACTGCTATATCTTCAACTTACGCAGATCTTTCAAGCTTCAATCCAAGCGCAATCATCGAGCTGTTTCAGCTCAGGCTTGATTCTGCTCTGCATGGCAGTAATGACATTTACTACTTCCACGCAGGAACCAACGAGTTTGGCGAAAGCAACATCATTTTTGGTTCGCAGATCTATTCGCGTGTGCCAGTGATGGCTGAGGGCTTTGAATACACCAACACTGGAACGCTGCCTCGTCCAACATTGACTGTGAGCAATCTCAGCAGCACGATTACAGCATTGCTTCTGTTGGTCAATGCAACGACTGCTGGCAATGATTTAGGCGGGGCTGAGGTTCGTCGTATTCGGACCCTGGCTAAGTACCTAGACAGCGACAACTTCGGCACCGATAAGCTTGCAACCACCCAAGGGAATGACTTTCTTGTAACGCAAGCAGGTGACAATATCGAATTTAACCAAGTTATTGTGAATCCAACGGCTGATGCGAATGTACGCTTTCCTGATGAGCGTTGGTTCATTGACCGCAAATCAAGTGAAACAAGAGACTCTGTAACTTTTGAATTGGCAAGCAAGTTTGACTTGGCTGGCCAAAAAATTCCCAAGAGGCAGATTATCGCCAATGTTTGTCAGTGGAAGTATCGGAGTAGCGAGTGCAGTTATGCGGGCAGCAACTATTTCGATGTCAATGGCAACAGCGTCAGCAGTTTGGCGGAGGATGTTTGCGGCAAGCGAGTGGCCAGCTGCAAGCTTCGTTTTGGCGAAAACGCTGAGCTGCCGTTCGGATCTTTCCCTGGCGCTGGCTTGACTAAGTAATGGAGCTATTAGAGGAGCTGCAAACTCAGATTTTGCAGCACGCAAAAGCTGATGCGCCTCGTGAGGCTTGTGGGTTAGTTGCCGTCGTCAAGGGGCGTCAGCGCTACTTCCCTTGTCAAAACATTGCCGAGACGCCAGACGAGCATTTTGTTTTAAGCGGCTGGCATCTTGTTGAGGATCAAGGCGAGGTCATTGCGATTGTGCATAGCCACCCGATTACTAATCCAGAGCCATCCACTGCTGACCGAGTCGCATGTGAGAAATCAGGATTGCCTTGGTTCATCGTCAATCCAAACACTGAGGCTTGGGGTTATTGCGAGCCGGCAGGCTTTGAATTGCCTTATGTAGGGCGTGAGTTTGTTCACGGAGTTGTGGACTGCTACACCCTTGTTCGCGACTGGTATGCCAGGGAATACAGCATCGAGTTGCGTGATTACGATCGACGTGATCAATGGTGGGACCACGGCCAGAACTTGTATCTAGACAACTTCAGCAAGGAAGGGTTTCGGAAGATACCTGTCGAGGAGATTCAGCGTGGTGATTTGATTTTGATGAATCTTGTATCACCGGTCCCAAATCACGCAGCGATTTACATGGGTGACATGCAAGTGCTGCACCATGTTCAGGGGCGACTGTCTAGCAGGGATGTCTATGGCGGTTACTATGGCAAGAGCACTGCCTGCGCCTTGAGGCATGAAAGTCGTTAAGGTCTACGGCCTCTTGCGTGAAAGGCTTGGTCAAAGCCGTTTTGAGTTTGACGTAACCACACCAGCGCAAGCGATCAAGGCTTTGTGCGTCAACTTTTCCGGTCTTGACAAGTGGTTGATTGACAGCGAGCGAGATGGGGTTGGCTATCGAGTCGCTGTAGGGACTGAGGAGGTGTCAGAAGAGAATATTTCACCCTTAATCATGCCTTTTAGTGATCGAGAGGTGTTCAGTATCACTCCTGTTGTAGCAGGTGCTGGTCGCGGCCTTGGTTCGATTTTGGTTGGGGCCGCTCTAATAGCAGTGTCTTTAGCTGTTCCAGGGGCTGGCGTAGCCGGAACCAGTTTTCTTGCATCTGCTGGCAGTGCCGCAACTTTTGGCGCGGGTGTTGCGGCTGCAGCAGGCAGTCTTGGTGTTGCTTTAGTTCTTGGCGGTATTGCTCAGGCGATTTCGCCGCAGCCTGACTTAGACAGCACACTCGATGAGTCGGTGCAGCTCGAGTCATTCACTTTCTCTAACGTGGTGAATACAAGCCGCCAAGGCATGCCGGTGCCTATTGCTTACGGTCGTCTTTTTGTCGGCTCAGGCGTGCTGTCGAGCGGCCTTGATGTTGATCAGGTGCAAGCATGACTCAAACCAAATACATTCAAGGCGCTGGTGGCGGCGGAAAAGGCGGTGGCGGAAGAAGCAATCCGACGGAGCAGGATGACACTCTCCAGTCAACACAATTTGCCAGTGTTCTGGATCTGATTAGTGAAGGCGAGATTGGCGGCTTGGAGGATGGCAACAAAAGCATTTTTTTAGACGACACTCCTGTTCAGGCAGCGGATGGCTCAAACAACTTTGAGGGGTTCTCTGTTTTTACGCGAGTAGGAACTCAGGGTCAGTCGCACTTGCCTGGTCCTTTCAATGCGACTGAGCGCGAGAACTCTGTTGGCGTTGAAGTTACACAAAGCACTTCGGTTACTCGCAGGATTACAGATACCGATGTTGATCGACTAAGAGTGACAATCACAATCCCGTCATTGCAGGTTTTAGAAGACGACGGTGACATTGTTGGCCATTCGGTCAGGATAAAAATACAAATTCAGTACAACAATGGTGGCTACAACGACGTTATCGATAACACTATTAGCGGCAAAAGCAGCAACCGCTATCAGCGCGATTATTTGATTAATTTGACTGGCAGCTTTCCTGTTGACGTGCGCGTCATTCGAGTAAGTGCAGACGAGACCAGCAATAAAAGGTCTAATTCAACAATTTTCCAGAGCTTTACTGAAATTATTGACGATAAGTTTCGTTATCCCAACTCAGCATTGGTGGGGCTTCGGTTTGACTCACGGCAATTTAGCAGCATTCCTAAGCGCAAATATTTGATCCGTGGAATTAAGGTCAAGATTCCAAGCAATGCGACTGTAGACACAACAACGCATTTAGGGCGTATAACTTACTCTGGCATTTGGGATGGTACGTTCCAAGCAGCAACATGGACAAATGACCCCGCTTGGTGTCTATATGACCTCTTGATTTCGGAGAGGTTTGGGGCTGGCGTGCCCGAGGACACGCTTGATAAGTATGATTTTTTTGCAATCAGTCAGTACTGCAACGAGCTTGTAGACGATGGAGATGGAGGGCAGGAACCGCGCTTTAGCCTAAACATCCTTATCAACAGCAGAGACGAGGTTTACAACGTCATCAAGCAGATGACTGCCATCTTCCGTGGCATCGCTTATTACGGCGCTGGCACATTGCAGCTTCTGCAAGACAAGCCATCTGACCCTCAATACTTGCTTGGACCTAGCAATGTTGTCGATGGCATTTTTCAATATCAAGGCACGTCCCAGAAAGCACGTCACACCGTTGCTGTTGTGGCTTGGCAGTCATACGACACTAATGGCGATGTCGAATATGAATACGTTGAAGATCATGATGCAGTCGCTAAGTACGGCATCATCAAAAAGGACATCAAGGCGATTGGTTGCTATAGCCAAGGGCAAGCGCATCGGATCGGTAAATGGACGCTGCTCTCAGAGCAAAACCTTACAGAGACTATTCAGTTCAGCGTTGCAATTGAAAGTGGAATTATTTTGCGCCCTGGAATGGTTGTTGACATTGCTGACCCTGTTCGCGCTGGCGCCAGGCGTTCTGGGCGAATTAAATCTGCAACCACAACCCAGATAACCACTGATAGCAGCAATAACTTGACCACGGATTTGGCTGCAACGAATAATCCAAAGTTGTCAGTAATGCTTTCTACTGGCTTGGTCGAACAGCGGACTGTGCCTGTTGGCGGCATTCATTTGCCTGGTAACGGCACTGCAGAGATCGACGTTTCAAGTGCATTTAGCGAGGCACCTGCCGCCGGATCGTTTTTCCTGTTCCAAAACGATGAGATTCAATCGCAGCAGTTCCGTGTCATTTCAGTCGCTGAGACAGAAGACGGCGTTTACGGAGTCAGCGCAATTGCTTACAACAGCAGCATTTATGACGCAGTTGAGTCTGACAATGACCTCACAACTCGCGACATCACCAATCTTTCGCTGATACCAAACCCGGTCGACAACATCAGCTCAGAAGAGTTTTTGTACGAGGAGGCAAGTGGTGTTTTTGTTGGTGCTTCAGTCAGCTGGAACCATGATCGTGTCAACGTAAGTGAGTTTCGCGTTCAGTACCGGATTGACAATGACAACTGGCAAGCTGTTGATACTTCTTCGCCATCAGTAACGCTGCGAAACTTGCGTGCTGGTCGTTTGTACTTACAGATTCAAGCAAAGAACTACCTCAACAAAGGCAGCCAGATCTCTTCTGCCAACTTCCAGCTAAATGGCAAGACCGCTGCTCCAGCTGACGTGACTGGATTCAGCATGATTCCAGTTAATGGCCAGGCCCGCTTGAGCTGGACGCAGGCAACTGATCTTGATGTGCGTGTTGGTGGCTATGTGAGGTTGCGTCATTCGCCAGATCTGTCTGGCGTTACTTGGCCTAATTCCACCAGTATTTCGGAGCAAATCTCAGGCTCTGCTACTGAGGCTTATGCAGACCTCAAGCCTGGAACCTATAGCGCGAAATTTGTCGACTCTGGCGGGCGAGAAAGCCTTAATGCAGCTCTGATTGAGTTCACCAAACCAGATCTACAGAACGTTCAAGTCGTTGGAGCATTGGGCTCGACAGAACATCCATCGTTTGGTGGGACAAAAACCAACTTGACTGTCGACACAGTAAATAATGAGCTTGAGCTGGCTCCTACAGGTCAAGACCTTGAGGGTGTTGGTGACTATGACCTTGAAGACGGCAACGCTTTACTGCTTGAAGATGGCAGCAGCCTTAGGCAAGAGGGTGACGCACAACTCCATACCAGCGGAACGTACAGGTTCAACACTTTCACCCTGAGCGACATCTTTAGCTTGCGGCTCAACAGCACGCTCCGCGCAAGAAGCTTTTTCCCGTATGGCGAAAAGATTGACGACGAGCCAGACATCGACCTTGTAACCAACTTTGACGGCGCAGTCCCAAACACATGCGACGTGAAGCTATTTATCCGTACAACCCAAGACGCGCCTCCTGGCGGTGGCTATCAAGATTCAAACTTCACAAGCTGGAGGCGCTTCAACAATGCTGAGTTCAAAGCCCGCGCTTATCAGGTTGAAGCACGCTTCAGCACGGGCTCATCACAGGAGAACATTGCGGTTGATCAGTTGTCAGTGCAGGCTGAGATGCCGATCCGCACCTTGACTGGGAACGTAACTACTAGCACCAGTGCAGACGTTTCAGTCGCTTATGGCACTGGCAACAAGTTCTTTGTCGCTCCTGACGTTGGTGTTGTCATGCAAGCCCAGGCGAGTGCAGAAAATTATGTAATCACTAATGCCTCGGCTACTGGATTCGATATATCCGTGTTTGACGGCACGGATCCTGCGACCAGGAGTAGAGTGGCAAAAGCGATCACTTGGACCGCTGCTGGCTACGGAATTGGCTGATGTCCTTCGTAAACGAGACGAAAACAGATCCGATCCAGAATGACACTGGCGCGAACGTCAGAGCGGATATCAATGACAACCTTGCGGCTCTTTACAGCCTGAACGCAAGCTCTACAGAGCCAACGCAGGCAAACTCAGTTGCTCGTATGCCTTGGGCTGACGACAACACAAACCTGTTGAAGCTTAGAAATAGCACGAACACAGGTTTCGTGACGATTGGCAATATGAACGAGACCAACCTTGGTCTCGCAACTAAAGCCAGCCCTACCTTTACAGGCAACGTTGGCGTGCCTGCTGGGACGGTCAGTAGCTTGCCGCTTCGGTTTAGCGGGGACACTGACACCGGACTCTTCCAAAATTCTGCCAACGATTTCAGCATCGTTACCGCTGGAACGCGCCGTGTTCATTTCGACAGCAACGGTATCACCATCCGTGATCGCAAGGCACTGAGGCTGCGGGATACAAGCAACAGCAACTTTGTTGCGATCCAGGCCCCGTCAGATGTCAGCAGCGACATCACGTTGACTTTGCCGTCCACTGATGGCAACGCCAATGATGTGTTGCAGTCAGATGGCAGCGGCAACCTAAGCTTTGCTGCTTTGCCGCAGGCTGTGCCGACCGGATCGGTTCACATGATGGCAACGACCACTGCGCCAAGTGGTTATTTGAAGTGCAACGGCGCTGCTGTTAGTCGGACAACTTATGCAGACCTGTTTGCAATTATTGGTACGACGCACGGTGAGGGCAACGGTAGCAGCACATTCAATGTGCCGGATTTACGCGGTGAGTTTGTTCGTGGTTGGGACGACAGTCGTGGCGTAGACAGTGGTCGAGGCTTTGGCTCTTCACAAGGAGACCAGAACAAGCAGCACAATCACAGTGCTTCCTCTAGCTCAAGCATTAGCCCCTCAAGTCACAATCACGTCTTCCCTGGTGACGACCAATTTGCAAACGCAGATGGCGTTGGTGGTTGGACGAACAGAACCACAGGCAACTTTAACTACGACGCCAAGAGTCAAAGTGGTAACGGCAGGGTCTATCGCACTAGTGATGCCACTTTGTCAGTAAGCACTTCTGTGACCGTGAATAACGATGGTGGCAGTGAGTCAAGACCGCGTAACGTAGCAATGATGTACGTCATCAAGACCTAGGCATGGCTGACCGCAAGATTACCGAGCTGACTGCTCTCGCTGCTGGCAGTCAGGCAACTGGCGACTTGTTGGCGATTGTGGACGTCAGCGAGACCGCTGCGGCTGACAAGAACAAGAAGATTACGGTTGAAAGCCTGTTTAAGGGTATTCCTGGGAATGTTGGCGTTGGAACGGCGTCGCCAAGCACAAATCTTGAAATCAATGGCGGAACTAATAACAACATTGTCCGAATTGTTTCTACAGACGCAAACGCAAACATTGAGTTTGCTGATAACACCACTACTAGCGGTTGTCAGATAGGCGCTAATGGCGACAATCTCAAATTTGGGATTAGCGGCACAGAGCGGATGCGCATTGACAGCTCTGGAAATGTTGGGATTGGCCTTACGAGTCCTGGCGCACCACTAGCCGTTGCATCATCTGGCGGTATCAATGCCAAACTTGTCGGACGCGATAACGGCACAGTTGATGAGGCTCAACTTTATTTTATGCACAACGATAATTCCACCGTGCACGGAATTATTGAAGGCAAGAGCACCTCTTTGAACCTGTATGGCGGCACAACTCTTGCTCAAACTATCGACAGCTCGGGAAATGTTGGCATTGCAACAACGTCACCCTCAGCACCTCTTGCGTTTGGCAAGTCTGACTATGGCGAGCCAAGTTCAGAAGATTTTTATCGAATTAAATTCAAGGACAACGGCGGAACTGAAAATGATGTAGGCATTGGGATGCCTAATGCAAACTCATTAGGTTTCAATTCGGTATCTAACGGCTCAATTCGTTTCTATACAGGAACCGATGGTGAGTCGATGCGTATCGACGACTCTGGGCGGTTGTTGGTGGGCACGACGCTTGTAGGTAATTCTGAGGCTGATGATTTAACGGTTGCGAATACTGGAACCACTGGTATAACAATTCGAAGTGGCACTTCTGGTAACGGCAACTTATTTTTTGCTGATAGTGCGTCTGGTAATGCAGCATTTGACGGTTTTATTCAATATCAACACGCTAATAGGTCCTTAAAGTTTGGAACGGCTGCAAGCGAACAGATGCGTATCGATAGCTCTGGAAATGTTGGCATTGGAACAACCAACCCGACGCAAAAACTATCTTTAGAGAATGGCACATTCAAGATCTCCGGAGCTTCAACTTTTGCGGATAATGTAGAAATTGGGCGTGTTGGCAATGACAACAATCTTGCGTTTGCCACAGGCGGCACCGAGCGGGTGCGGATAAAAAGTGGTGGCGAATTTCGTGCTTCTACTAACACTTCTGACAGTAACTATTACGCAAACCCCGCTACGAGCCATGTGTTTCATGTCGATGCAAACGATAATGCTGTAATGATTTTGGAGAACAGTGGCAATAACACTCCCTACGGATTGCTGATCAATTTTCATGATGCGGCCCCTGACGACAATACGCGATATGCCATCAACTTTTCAGACAGCGTTGGGACTAAATTTAGAGTTTACTCGGACGGGGACGTTGCTAACGCCGACAATTCCTATGGTGCTTTATCTGACCAAAAGTTGAAGCAAGATATTGTTGACGCTGGATCGCAGTGGAACGATATCAAAGACCTGCGTGTTCGTAACTTTAAACTTAAAGACGATGTAGCTGCTTATGGTGATGAGGCAAAAACATTGATTGGTGTTGTCGCACAAGAGATTGAATTGGTGTCACCTGGCCTTGTAAAAGACAGTCATGATCTTGATGCCGACAATAATGATCTTGGAACAGTCACTAAGTCGGTTAACTACTCTGTGCTTTACATGAAGGCCGTTAAGGCGCTTCAGGAAGCGCAGACTAGGATTGAAACGCTTGAATCACAGCACGCTGATCTGTTGGCGCGTGTCGCAGCTCTAGAGTCTGGTTGACGCAATGGTCTGCACTTAGACTGTTCCTACATCTCTTGAACGATCATGGCAAACGTCAAGATCACCGAACTGACGGCTGCCACTGCCCTCGCCAGCACTGACGTTCTGCCGATCGTTGATGTTGGAGCGGATGCGACGAAGAAAGTAAGCGTCAGTGACCTGCTGCGGAACTTGCCTGATGGAACGGCGAGCGCACCAGCACTGGCGTTTGCGGACGATCAAAACACAGGTGTGCTGTCACCTGGGAACAATAGTTTGGCGTTTGCGACAAGCGGCACGCAGCGGCTTGTTATTGATAGCAGTGGTCAGATTGGCATTGGAACTTCGTCGCCTGGCAGAACTTTAGACGTAAGTGGCATTATTCGTGCTTCGAGCGCTTTAGCGCTTGGCGGCAACAGCAGTACGCCTGCCGAAGGTTCTGCAATTTATCGCCCAGCAAGTGACACGTTAGCGTTTGTTACTACCAATGCAGAGCGCCTACGCATCGACAGCTCTGGCCGAGTTGGCATTGGAACAACGTCGCCCAGTGTTTTGCTGGAGCTAAAAGCTGCAGAACCTTATATTCAGTTCACAGATACTGCGGCTGCCTCTGGGTATTCCCGAATAATGGGGACTCATCAAGGCGCACTGGTGCTTAGTGCTGACGACTCAAACAGCGTTGGCAGCAGTCATTTGCGTTTCGATGTAGACGGATCAGAGCGGATGCGAATCGACAGCTCTGGGCAAGTTGGCATCAATGTAGCGTCACCAACGTCTATCTTGGACGTGCGAGATAACCAAGATGGTGCTGCAGCTGAAATTAAACTTTTTAACCTTGATCAAGGCAACACAACGACTCAAACTTCTGCTTTAGTCATGACGCCCGACGTTCGGGCAAATGGAGCAGAAATTTCTGTTGTTAAAGAAAATGCAGATTTTTCATCATCCGCAAATAAAGACGTAGCAATTACTTTTGCTCCTGTTTCTAATAACACAGCAACTGAGCGCCTGCGCATCGACAGCTCAGGCAAATTGCTTATCGGATCATCCACAGGTTCTATCCATGGCAATAGGCTTTTACAAATCGGTAAAACAGATAGAGCCGAAACATATGTCTCAATAGTAAGCAGTGCTTCTGGTGAAAGCGGAATACTTTTTGCAGATACAACAACCAACGATAATGGCGGTTATCGCGGACAAATTCGTTATCATCACTCCGATGATTCAATGAATTTTAGGACCGCAGCAACCGAGCGGATGCGTATCGACAGCTCAGGGCGGCTGCTGGTTGGGACGACGAGTAATACTGCCCCAGGTGGATTTAATGCAAAAATCCAGACGGCAAGCACCAGTTTTGATGGCAGTATTTCTTTGCGTCGGGATTCAAATAATACAGGGGCGCAATCACTCGTTTTTGGTAAATCAAGAGGATCGCTCAATGGGAGCACCATTGTTCAATCAGGTGACACCCTTGGCACAATTGACTTTTATGGAGCAGATGGCACTGACTTAAATAACCAAGCAGCTCAAATACTTGCTGCAGTAGATGGCACTCCTGGCTCAAACGATATGCCAGGTCGCCTTGTTTTTAGCACCACAGCGGACGGTGCAAACGTTCCGACTGAGCGGATGCGGCTCAACAGCGCGGGCAATCTTGGCCTTGGAACAACGTCGCCGTCTAGCAAGCTGCATGTGAACGGAACGGCAAAATTCGATAACTACATTCATTTTGGTGGAGTTATACCAACACCACAAACTGCCGCTGCTATTTACCGACCAGCTGATAATCAACTTGCTTTTTCTACCTCTAATTCTGAGCGGATGCGTATTAATAACTCGGGGCAGGTGATGATTGGGAAAACGACTGCTTCGTATCCACTTGAAGTAGGTGGCGTATCTAATGCAAATATCAGGTGCGATGGTACTTCTACTAGCGGTCAACGTGGACTAATTTTTGCTTATAATGGAATTAATTTTGGTTCAGTTGGACAAAATGTACAAACCGGTAAACTTACAATTAGATCTGGTGAATCTGGCCAAACTGGTTATTACATTACCCTAGAAACTGGCGCAACCGAGCGGATGCGTGTTGACCATAACGGCCATGTAATTATCGGGACAACAGCAGCAGCTGATTCAGCGAAATTAACCGTTCGAGATGCTGCGCCCAAGTTATCTTTGTACGCCACGCCAGGCAACGCCAGTAGACTCCTAATGGGTGACACTGACGATGCCGACATTGGCCAAATTGCCTATGACAATAGTGATAATTCGATGAATCTTGTCACTAATAATGCAACACGGCTGACGATTAACAGTAGTGGCGTTATCTCCAACAAGAGTTCAAATGTTGGAAGCGTTACAGGAGAGGGATTCACTCTTGGCAGCCAAGCTGATGGTTACTTCATTGTTACTCGGGATGCTGATACCCCAATGTTCATCAACAGGATGAATGCTGACGGTAATTTAATTCAATTTTATGCGCAAACAAATCTTGAGGGCACAATCTCTGTCTCTGGTAACACTGTTTCCTACAACGGTGGTCACTTAGCTCGTTGGTCACAGCTTGCAGGCGGTGCAGAACGTACAGAGATCTTGCGTGGCTCTGTATTGAGCAACCTTGATGAGATGTGTGAATGGGGAGAAGAGGGCAATGAACAGCTAAACCGCATGAAGGTCAGCGATGTTGAGGGCGACCCAAATGTGGCTGGCGTCTTCCAGGCTTGGGACGATGACGATGACACCTACACCAACGACTTTTACTGCGCGATGACGGGTGACTTTGTTATCCGCATTGCACAGGGCACAACCGTTGCACGCGGTGATCTGCTGATGTCTGCTGGTGATGGAACGGCAAAACCGCAAAATGATGACATCGTGCGTTCTAAAACCATCGCCAAGGTAACTAGCACCACGGTTTCTACTACTTACGCTGATGGCAGTTATTGCGTACCTTGTGTGCTGATGGCTTGCTAATCAGCAGTTAAACTTCACCTGCAAGGACTTTCCCAATGTCTACACCCACCACAACGTTCACTTGGGCCGTTGGCACCATGGATCGGCAACTCTCCAACGGAGCAGTGACGACTGTGCATTACACGGTTACCGCTAACGACGGCACCTATGAATCTGGTGCTTACGGCAGCATGGGTCTTGACCTTCCTGAAGACGATGCAGATCTGACTCCTTATGCAGACCTGACTGAGTCTTGGGCAGTTGCTGCTGTACAAGCCAAGCTTGGCGGTGCAGACAAGGTTGCTGAAGTTGAGGCTGCATTGCAGGCTCAGATTGACGAGCAACGCACCCCAACAACTGGCTCTGGCATTCCTTGGTCCTAACCTTTTTAGTGGCTAAACTGCCCTAAGGAGGCTTGCCATGTCAGTCAATCCCGGCACTTACAACTTCACCTTGCAGCGCAGGGCTGATTTCTCACTTGAAATCCAATTTAAGGAAGGTGATCCTGCCACGGTGATTGATCTGACTGGATCTACCGTGCTGTCACAAGCGTGGAATCAGAAAAGGACTCAGAAGTACGCTGACTTTGCGGTTGCGTACAACAATCGGGCACAGGGCAAGGTCACCTTGTCCTTGACCGATACTCAAACCACTGAGTTCCCTGACGTTCTGTACTACGACGTCTTGATTGAAGATTCGACTGGCTTGCGTCAGTACTATCTTGAGGGTGTAATCACCGTTGCGCAGGGTTACACGGCATGACGACCACAGTTGTAAAGGATCCGAACACTAAGGTCGTCACTGTCACCACCGGCTCTACCGGTCCGCAAGGTTTGGCGGCAACTGTGACAGTTGGAACTGTCACAACTGGCGCTGCTGGTAGCAGCGCAACCGTGACAAACAGTGGCACTTCTGGTGCTGCTGTTTTTGATTTTGCAATTCCTAGAGGTGCAACCGGAGCCACTGGAGCTACAGGTGCTACTGGCCCAACGGGCGCAACTGGCGCTCAAGGGGCAACTGGTGCAACTGGCGCTCAAGGCCCTGTTGGCGCAACTGGTGCTGCTGCAACAATTGCTGTTGGCAGTGTTGGTACTGGCGCCGCTGGGTCTAATGCAACTGTCACGAACAGTGGAAACTCTGGCGCAGCAACTTTTGATTTCGTCATCCCGCGTGGCGACACTGGGGATACTGGAGCTACAGGTGCGACTGGCGCAACCGGCGCGACTGGCGCAACTGGTCCTCAAGGGCCTGCAGGCAGCATTTCTATTGGTACTGTCACCACGCTGACTGCTGGAAGTAGTGCGACTGTTACTAACTCGGGCAACTCAAGCACCGCAGTATTTAACTTCGGCATTCCTCATGGCAGCACCGGACCACAAGGTCCTGCTGGCCTAGTTTCTGACGGCGATAAAGGTGACATCACTGTCGCTAATAATGGGTCGTCGATGACGATTGATGCTGGCGTTATTGATAACGCCAACATCAGCTCTACTGCTGAGATTGCAGTTAGCAAGCTTGCGAACGGTACTGCCAATCAAGTCCTGACGACTGATGGCACTGATGTCACATGGTCTGATGACCTGACGATTGCTGGCAACCTCACTGTTAATGGCACTCAAACCGTCATCAACTCCACCACTTTGCAGGTGGATGACAAGAACATTGAGCTAGCGACAATTGATGCTCCGTCTGACACCAGTGCAAGCGGGGGCGGCATCATCCTGAAAGGCACCACCGATCACACAATTGTGTGGACCAATAGCAGTGATAGCTGGGATTTTTCTGAGCACGTCAACATTGCATCGGGCAAGGAGTTTCGCATTGCAGGCACCAAGGTTCTAGATGCAACCAGCCTGGGCAGTGCCGTTGTTAGTTCAAGCTTGACCAGTGTTGGCACGCTGGGCTCTCTTGCTGTCACTAACAACATCACTGTCGGCGGCACTGTTGATGGCCGTGATGTTGCAACTGACGGCACCAAGCTTGATGGCATTGAGACCGGCGCTACTGCTGATCAGACCAAATCAGACATTGATGCTCTTGGCATTGATGCAGCAACGCTGGACGGCATAGATAGCAGTTCGTTCCTTCGCAGCGATGTTGCTGATATAAAAACTTCAGGTGGCATAACTTTTAACGACAGCATTAAAGCAAACTTTGGAAATGGCGGCGATCTGCAGATTTATCACGATGGCAGTGAAAGCGTAATTCGTGATAGCGGTACAGGCCAATTAAAAATTAGAACCAATCTTCTTAGGGTCAATAATGCTGCTGACACCGAAACTATTGCGACATTCAACGAAGATTCAGCCGTAAGCCTTTATCACGACAACACTAAAAAATTTCAGACCACAGCAGACGGTGTCGACATCACTGGCACTGGTTCGCTGACGATTCCTGTCGGCACAACTGCTGAACGTCCCAGCAGCCCTGCCCAGGGCATGATTCGTCGGAATACAACCGACTCTGCTTTTGAGGGCTATACCGGCAACAGTTGGGCACCGCTTGGAGGTGGTGCAACTGGTGGTGGTTCGGATGCGTGGGTTGTTGAAACTGACCAGACCGTCACCACCAGTTATGAGCTGGGTGCTGGTAAACACGGGACTACAGTTTCGCCCACGATTAACAGTGGAGCTACAGTTACGGTGCCGTCTGGTGCGATCCTCGTCATTCTCTGATTATGACTCTCAAACTAAACGGCACAAACTCTGAAGCTGCACCTGCTTATGCAGGTGATGACGCCGATACAGGTCTGCAGTGTGGAACGAATGAGCTGAAGCTGGTTACTGGTGGATCGGCACGCGCAACGGTTAATAGCTCTGGAAATGTTGGCATTGGAGAATCGGCGCCCCTTGGAAAACTTCACGTTAGAACTGCAGATTCTGGCGCATCATCTGTTGGCGCTTCTGCTGATGAATTTGTAATTGAAAATAGCGGTCATGCTGGGATGACTATTATTAGCGGCACCGATCAACAATGTATTATAAATTTTGCAGATCCAGCTGATGTAAATGTTGGAGGAATTACATATAGCCATAGTGATAACACAATGGTTTTTAGAGCCAACGATGCAGAGCGGCTCCGAATCCAATCAGGCGGTGGTATTTCTTTTGGCGGCGATACGGCTTCTGCAAACGCTCTCGACAAGTATGAGGAAGGAACGTTCGATGCATTTTCAAGTGTGGCGGACCGTTTTACTGGTGAAAGCACTAGGTGCAGTCGATATACAAGAATTGGAAACTTGGTGCGTTGCGACTTACGGGTTCAGTGGACCGGCACTATCAATACTGCTGCGGCCCTTGCGTTTGACTTGCCATTTGCCGAGGCTGGAACAACAGGCGGAGGCACTGCTGCTACAGGGAACACAGGAATTGTTTTTTACCAAGGAACATCGTTTGACTCTAGTCCCGCTTCAACTCACATTCCGAGAAATGGCACATTGGTATCTTTTTATGTGGCCAATGGAGGAAGCTCCTTTGATTCCGTCAAATACAACGATGTGAATGGTACTTATGACTGGATTGTTTCCTTTTCGTATTTCTGCGCATAAGTTAAATTCAAGCCCGCAACGGCTCAAAACTACGCCTAAACCTGTTTCGTTCGGAGAACGTTCCTAATGGCTATCACCAAGCGCACTGAACTCAAGGAAGAGATCCTGCCTAATCAGGTCATTCAGATCCGTACCACCACTGTGGTTGAAGAGGATGGTGTTGAGCTGGGACGCAGTCATCACCGCCATGTTGTTGTTCCTGGTCAGGACGTGACTGGTGAAGCGCAGGAAGTGCAAGACATCGCAGCAGCACTCTGGACCGCTGATGTCATCGCTGCCTACAATGCCTCTATTGCCGAGTCTGAGCCTTCGGAATAATGAGCATCAAACTGAAAGGCAGCAGCGACGGTAGCGTTTCATTCGACGCACCAGCAGACACCAGTCCATCTGGGTCGGATATTACTTTGACGCTGCCGACTAGCGCAGGGTCTGCCAATCAGTTTCTAAAAAATAGCGGCACTGCTGGAACGCTGGAGTATTCCAGCATGGTCGAAGACAGCTCTGGTCGGGTTGGTATTGGAGAAACATCTCCAGGCAGTTATGACAGCGGTGCCAGAAACCTTGTCGTAGGAAGCACTGGTCAAACTGGCATTCTTATTAAAGCTGGAACAAGCAGCTATTCCAATCTTTACTTTGGTGATGGCACTGGTAGTGCAAGCTATAGAGGCTTTGTTGCATACAACCACAACGGAGATTCATTGCGCTTTGGTGCAGCTGGTCAAGAGCGGATGCGAATCGATAGCTCTGGAAAGGCGGGCATCGGAGTAAGCAGCCCAGCCGCTACTTTGCATCTAAGCGATTCAAACCACGGTATAGCCGCAGGCTATGTTGGCGGCACATTGCCAGATGTCGCCGGAATCTATACGTCTTCGAGCACAAGCCACGGGCAAGCGTATGGAAGCCTAATTGTTCAAGCTCGTGCTGAATACTCGGGTTATGGCATCAGCTTCAGGGCTTCAAACACCGAGCGGGTGCGGATAGATAGCTCAGGGCGGTTATTGGTTGGGACCAGCAGCTCATCAAACGGTATTCATCAAGATACTAATTCAACTTTTGAGACATACAAATCATCTGGCCATAACATGTTGCGGGTTCAATCAGACTCGCTTGCTAATGGTCAATACTCGATGCTTAGGGCTCATGGCAACACAAGTGGAGGCGGATCGAGGCAAGTATTCCTTGGTATATATAAGCACGCTGGTATTGTAAATCCTGGTCCATTTATGAACCTAGAAGCAGAAGATGGGGCTGATAATTATTACTGGACTGACAATTCAAACAAATTAAGATCTTCAACAAATAATTCCCACATTGGCACAACTAGCGGAAGCCTTGTAGGTACTCAAACATCAGATTTGCGCCTGAAAAATGTTGGCGCAAACGTAAGCTACGGTCTTGCTGAAGTTAAACAGCTTCAGCCTAAGCAGTACGCCCTTAAGGACGATCCTGACGTAAACAAGCTTGGTTTCATCGCTCAAGAGGTTGAGTCGATTATTCCTGAAGCGGTTTTCGACACGCTAGAGGAGCTTGATGGACACCAAGAAGGTGACCGCACAAAGCTCGGGATGGAATATGTCCAGCTAATTCCTGTGCTGGTCAATGCCATTAAGGAGTTATCTGCTGAGGTAGATACACTTAAGACCAAGGTTGCAGCACTGGAGGCCGCCTGATCATGAGCACCATCAAGGTCAACTCAATCAAGAACACCTCCACGGATGATGGTGGCATCGCGATTGACAACAGCGGTCACGTTCAGATTGACGGTCAACAGCTGCCGACTGCTGGTGCGTTGAGCAATCGCAACCTGATCATCAACGGTGCGATGCAAGTGGCGCAGCGTGGGACAAGCAGTACTTCACAGGGCTATGCGACTGTCGATCGCTTTAAAATAATGACTAGCGATACCAATACACGATCCCAGCAATCGCTTACGTCTTCAGACACACCTTATAGCTACGGATTCAGAAAGTATTGCAGGCTTGCAAACGACACTGCCTCCAGTGCTGGCGCTTCAACTTATAGAGAAATTGATCAAAGAATCGAATCTCAAGACGTAGCAAGCTCTGGTTGGAATTACACCAGCAGCACCAGTTATATAACTTTTTCATCTTGGGTTAGAGCGTCGGTTAGTCAAACGTATTATGTCTATTTGTTTTCTAGCGACGCTTCAAAAGCTCGCTATTTCCCCATAGCTCTTACAGCTAACACTTGGACTAAAATTGAGCAAAAAATCCCAGGCGATTCATCTCTTCAATTTGATAATGACACTCAAATTGGCTTGGTAGTTAGATTTGTTGTTTGGTATGGATCTACTTATGCAGGTCCAAATGCCCCTGCAGACACTTGGTTTACTAATACTGGTGATTACGTTCCTACCATGACCAGCACATGGGCCACAACAGCAGGGGCTACTTTTGATTTTACTGGCGTCCAGCTAGAAGTTGGCGAGAAGGCGACACCGTTTGAGCACAGAAGCTACGGCGATGAGCTTGCTAGGTGTCAACGTTATCGCTACCAGATAGATTTAGGGAATTCGTCAGCTCCATTGCACATTGTAATGACGAGATTTCAACAAGGTTCTGGAGTTGCTTATGCCTCTGTCCAGTTCCCGTGCGAAATGAGAGCTAACCCAAATTTTTCATTTACAGGAGGAACGCTTTCCGCTAATGGCTATGCTGGAAATCCAGTCATAAATCGCACATCTAAATCCAGCTGTGACATTAAATCAACACGAAGCATATCTGCAAACAATACTGTGTACCTAAGGCCAATCTCTGGCGGTAATAGCAGTGATGTTCTTATTCTGAATTTTGACTCTGAGCTATGAACTACAAACTGCCCTACTACGAACCAGGCTTTCCTGGGAATGTTGCCATCATCAAGCTTGTAGACGGCTTCAATCCTCTTTACATAACAGAGGGTGAAGACAATCCTGAGTACCTTGAATACCAAGCCTGGCTAGCCGAAGGCAACACACCTCTACCTGCTGATTCTGAGTGATGCAACGCCCTGACCCGATGATCGCCGCCAAACCGGGGGCTTCTGACGTGCAAGCCATGACTGCTAGGACGCTATGGCTTGAAGAGCTGTACTTCCTTGATGGCCGTGACCAAGTGTCACACCCTCAATATGGTCTGTTCACGGGTTTGGCTCTGAAGTATCAGAACTTGACTTCAACTGACGGCATCTGATGGCTAAATCAATCAGCGGGCAAAATTTTGTCCCTAGCAAGCCAAAAAAGACTCGTCAAGGTGATGGATCACATTCCAAACCGTCCCATGGACGAAAGAAGTATCGTGGCCAGGGAAAACGTTAATCCTCTTTCCAATGTTCAAACTTCTCATTGCGAGTGGTGTCGCCGTTTCAGCAGCTGTGCTGGCATCTCCTGCTCAAGCCGACTGGTACGTGAATCCTG